TCGAAATGTTCAAAGAGCAGGTTCAGGCCGAGTTAAATCGGCTTGAAGCCAAGGCGTCTGCGAAGACTGTTGCTGGTAAAGCTATCGGCAAAGACGGCCTGAAGTACATTACGGCTATCGTCGTGATCGGTGTTGTTTCTAGTCTCTTCTTGGACAACGACAAGATTGCCGCCGTGATGGGCTTGCTTGGCGCGTCTTTGACCGCTTTGATTTCGATGCTGAACGGGATTGCAGGCACGGTTGAGAAAGAAGAGAAGCCTGAGTTTGCAGTTATTAACGAACTCATCAAGAAGCTCGATAAGCTGGACCGAAAGGAACAGCCGATGCGGGTTGATGTAGAAGGCGATCATGTCACCGTCACCAAGGGTGACGACGTAGTGACAGCGAGGAAGTAATGGCTGACAAGACTACAGCTACAACCGACTTTAACCTCGACCTCAACACGATCATTGAAGAGGCTTACGAGCGTTGTGGTTCTGAACTGCGTACGGGTTACGACTTCCGTACGTCGAAGCGTAGTCTGTCGCTTTTGCTGATGGACTGGGCTAACCGGGGCATCAATCTCTGGACGCTAGAGCAAGGTACTCACACCCTGACTTACAACGTCGGTACGTATGACCTGCCGGTGGATACGGTTGATCTGCTTGACCACGTAATCCGCACTGGCTCTGGGACGAATCAGCAGGACATCAATATCAGCCGTATCTCGTCCAGCACCTACGTGTCGATCCCGAACAAGAACGCGACGGGTCGCCCGATTCAGATTTGGATCAATCGACGTACTGGCGCTACGGGTGCCGACGATGTGGTGGTTTACCCGCAATTTACGGTTTGGCCGAAGCCTGACAATTCGACCACGTGGACGTTGTACTACACGCGGTTGCGGCGGATGTTTGACCCCGGTACAGGCGTGAATGGGCAAGATATCCCGTTCCGTTTTCTGCCCTGTATGGTTGCAGGCTTGGCTTATATGCTGTCGATGAAGATCCCCGGAGCAGAAGGACGTACAGCCATTTTGAAGGCTCAGTACGACGAGGCTTGGGATCTTGCGGCAGGTGAAGACCGCGAAAAGGCGGCGGTGCGATTCGTCCCACGTGAGAGTTTCTTGGGTGGCTACTAATGCCAAACAGGTTTGCCAGTGGCAAAAACGCGATTGCGATGTGCGACCGCTGTGGCTTTCAATACAAGCTCCGGCAGTTGAAGTCCATTGTAATCAAAACCAAGAACGTCAACATCTTGGTATGTCCGGAGTGTTGGGAGCCAGATCAACCGCAGTTATCGCTTGGTTTGTATCCCGTGGACGATCCGCAGGCTTTGCGGAATCCGAGACCGGATACGAGTTACTTTGCTGTGGGCAATGACGGCGCAAACGGTAGCCGTCAGATACAATGGGGTTGGAACCCGGTCGGCGGATCAAGATCTTTCGATGCGGAACTAACTCCGAACACACTAGCCCCGGCTGGTGAAGTAGGAACGGTAACGGTCGTTACGACCTAGGAGATTGAGATGGCTATGACTTTGAAGGAACACGCCAAACTTCCGGCGAACAAGGCTCACGGCAAAAACGCTAAGGGCTTTCGTGCTGGTGGCAAGACCAACAGCGAAATGAAGAAGTACGGTCGGAACATGGCGAAGGTGATGAACCAGCGCAGCCCGGTCCGTAAGTCCTCTGGCCCGAGGTAAGTGCCATGAAAGAACTGAACCCCGGCAAGATTAAGCCGAACACCGACTCGACTGGGCAGAATGGCTATCCTGAAAAGGATGTCAACAAGGGCGTCACCCACATGGATATGAAGGGTGCTGGCGCTGCCACCAAGGGTAAGAAGTTCGTCTCGCAAATCAATTTGCAGAACAACGGTAAGGTTCGCGCAGGCTGGAGCTAATGAATTACTCAGAGCTTACACAACTGATTCAGGACTACTGTCAGTCCACGGAGACTTCCTTCGTGGCGAATATTCCTACTTTTGTGGAGGTTGCTGAGCAGCGCATTTACAACACGGTCCAGCTTCCGGCACTTCGTAAAAACGTCACCGGTTCGATGAGCAACGGCAACCAATACATGACGCTGCCGACCGACTGGCTCTCAACGTTTTCGATAGCGGTAATTGATGGTACGACGGGCGAATACGAGTACATGCTCAATAAGGATGTGAACTTCATCCGAGCCTCGTACCCGTTCCCGGCGACTTCAGGTAAGCCTAAGTACTACGCTATCTTCGATGCTACGACGATGTTGCTGGGGCCGACCCCAAACGCAAACTATACTGCGGAATTGCACTACTATTACTACCCGGTATCCATCGTGACGGCGGGGACTTCTTGGCTCGGTAATAACTTTGATTCTGTTTTGCTCTACGGGTCGTTGCGCGAGGCGTACACCTACTTGAAGGGTGAGCAGGACATGATGACCTACTACGAGCAGAAGTACCAAGAAGCCCTCGGCCAGTTGAAGCGCCTCGGTGACGGCTTGGATCGTCAGGATGCGTACCGGTCTGGACAAGTTAGGATTCCTGTCACATGAGTTTCGTAGGCGGATCAGAGATTGGCAGTGTGTTTGTACAGACCACGGATAACCGTGAGCACACTGTCGAAGAAATTGCAGAACGTGCGGCTAACCGCATACTCAGTGCCGACTCAAAGGAAGCACTGCATTATTGGCTGGTGAAGTATCTCAGCGAGGCTCAAGTGGCCGAGCGCAAGATGATATGTAAGAAACTAGATCAACAAGGCTATGCGGAAATCGCACACTTAATTGGAGACCTCTAATGGCTATTACTCAAGCAATGGCAACGTCGTTCAAGGTAGAAATCCTTGACGGCATCCACAACTTTGGTACCGGCGTGATCCGCGCTTCGACGGCTGCGGATGTGTTCAAGCTGGCCCTCTATACTTCGTCGGCTACGTTGAGTGCCGCTACCACGGCTTACTCTTCGGCGGATGAAGTCTCTTCGTCTGGTACGAACTACACGGCGGGTGGGCTGACATTGACGATCTCGCAGGTACCGACTTCTAGCAGCACGACGGCTTTCATCGACTTCGATGATTTGACCTTCCCGAGCGCGACGATCACGGCCAACGGTGCTTTGATCTACAACGCAACTCAGGGTGACAAGGCTGTGGCGGTGCTGGCGTTTGGTGGTGACAAGACCTCGACGGCGGGTAACTTCACCATCCAGTTCCCGGCTGCTGCGGCTTCGACTGCTATTCTTCGTATCGCTTAATCGGAGGGTGACATGGCCCTCGTGCTTGCTGATCGCGTCCTTGAGACGACGACTTCGACTGGCAGTGGGACGATTACTCTGGCTGGTGCTGAGCCGGGGTATCAGTCTTTTGCGGTCATAGGAAACGGAAACGAAACCTACTACACCATCGCGGGTGACACCCAGTGGGAAGTAGGCATCGGTACGTACACCTCATCGGGGACGACGCTCTCCCGAGATACGGTGCTGTCATCAAGCGCGAGCGGTGCGAAGGTTGGATTTTCCGCAGGACAGAAAAAGGTATTCGTTACCTACCCGTCTGAGAAGTCCGTCAACTTTGGTGTGTCGGGCAACATCAGTGTGTCATCCGGCGTTATTACGGATGTTGGGTACCCGAGTGCGGACTCCGATGCGGCTACGAAGTTGTACGTCGATAACATGACATCGGCTGCTCTGCACATTCACGAAGCCGTTGTCCTAACCACTCCAGCCGGTTCAGGACGAAACGACAACTACAACAACGGTACTGCGGGTGTTAGCGCGACTCTGACGGCTACGGCCAACGGAACCTTGGTCATCGACAGTACGGTAGCGCAGTCTGCCCAGCGTGTCCTCATCAAGGACTGTGACGATCAGGCTGAAAACGGTATCTACGTTGTAACGACGGTTGGTACGGCTTCAACTCCGTATGTCATGACTCGCTCTTCGGATGCGGATACGTACGGCGAGGGTGGTTCTGACTCGCTTGACCTTGGTAGCTACTTCTTCACAACGGGCGGTACGACTCAGAAAGGCGCAGCCTACGTCTGCAATACGCCGGGTGTTATTGTCTTTGGCTCAA